CAATATACTTAGGGTCTCTTGCTATAGCCTCTCTATTCCAATATCTAGGTGAGATACAGGAATATTATAAAGTATACAATACTAATATTCACTCCCTTGATCGTAGAGATTTACTTAAGAAACAGGCAGGGGAGTTAGAAGATGTAGCTGACCCTAAGAAAGTTGAAGAAATTACTGCTAGACATGAGCAGGAATTGATCGACCTTGATGATTTCTATAATGAAAGACATTTAGGTTACTCGCCTAGATATTGGAATAGAGAGGCTATAGCAAGAGACCCTAAGTATATTGATAAGTTAACTAGGGCGTTACTAAATAGCCCGTATGCACGGGCCTTAAAACAGCATAATCCTGAAGACTACAAAAAGTTTATATCTGAGATACCTGACATTGTTCTTAATATGAGAAATAAGATTAGAGATACAGATATGGAGAATAATCTACGTGATATCTCTGGAGCTAGAGCAGGTGGGCAAGGGGATAAGGTTAAAGGTAAGAGTGAGATTAGCCGTAGGATTGATGTAGATGAATTAGAGATACAAGACTTAGTTCAGTCTGATTGGACTACTGTTACTCAGGCTTACAATCATGACTTGGGTCATAAACTATCTGTAAGAGAAGCCTTAGATATTAAGAACTGGGATGAGTTTGAAGAGCTGTATATGCCAGGCGTTAAGGATTCATTGGCTAGGTCGAACCTAAGTGATGAAGCCAGGACAAGAGCTGAGGATGATGTTAAGGCTATCGTTCAAGAAGCTTTAGGAACACGCGGCTTAATCAAAAAGGATAACTTTGGTCAGAGAGCTAGGAGGGTATTAGTAGATTCTGCTAATGCTATCTTCTCTCCAGGATTTGGATTAACTACCTTGCTTGAGTCAGGTCCTGTCCTTACAAATGCTGGTAGGGATATGATTCATACCTTACTCCCCTCTTTCAAACAAGTACTCAAGGAATACAATTTGTTGTGGAAAAATAAAGGGTTTGATGAGAACTCTATGGATTCTCTTAGAGCAATGGGTATTGCAGGAAATATCCAGAACTCATTAATGGCAAACCGTTTGGATGATGGTACTTTCTATGCTTTCCATAAAAAGGCATCCTTTGACCGTAGATGGGCAGAGGGGGCGAAGTGGACGGCTAATAAAGGATATCACTTAGGGGGATTTCACGGTATTACTTCTTATTGGAAGTATGTTGCTGCGAGCTCCTTTCAAGTTAAGCTTCAGCGTGTTGGTACTAGATTAGCTAATGGCGGTAATCCTTTATCTAAGAGTGAGGAGAAGTATTTTGGTAGATTAGGTATGGATACAGATACTTTACTTAGAATATCTAAGATGCCGATGAAGGATAAAGATGGGCATCAAAACTTTAATATGACTGACTGGGATGATGATCTAAAAGAGATGACTATGGACTCTATGAACAGAGCTACTAATGAGTCTGTTTTGGAGCCTTCTGGTTATGATACTCCTCGCTTTATGACTGGGGGTGGTGATGTAGGTGCTATGTCTGCTATATTTATGCAGTATCAAAGGTTCCCGTTAGCGGCATACAATATGTATATTAAGAATGGTATGTCAGATCGTGACGGTAAGATTATGGCTTCGGCTGCTACCTCTTTCGTTGTGGGATCTATTGCCCTGTTCTTAAAGGAAGAGTCTGAGGTTGCTATGGGTACCCTGAAAGAGCATGATAGACGTTATAACTTATTCTCTGATGTTGCGCGTATTGCTAGTGATAGTTGGGCACGGTTAGGTGTAGATGTGATGAATAAAACACCTGCTCTGTCTATGCTTCCTAAATATGTATCGATAGGTCAGGCTATTACTAGACAGGAGCAGTTAGGGCCTGATGGTTTCTTATTGGATCCTCGTCATACTGCAATGCCTGTATCCCTTAGTACCGTAGGTAGGATCTGGGAGATTGGTGCTGATGCTATTGAGGATGGGGAAGTACCATACAGATTCTTAAATTACACACCAATAGTCGCTAGAAACCCTTTAAGTCAAGGTTTCATTGATTACACTGTAGAGCAGAATGATTAATAAGGAATACATATGAGAAATAAAGCAGATATAGATAGCCTTAACGGGCTACACGACAGAATGGCAATCTACTTCACTGACTTACTTGACGGGGGCGAACGCCTTGCCCCTGGCGAGATAACAGCAGTCTTAAAGTTCTTAAAGGACAATGAGATTACTGCTGATGTAATTGAGTCGAAGCCGATGGCTAATTTAATACAGAACTTCCTAGACCAAGAAGATGAGGTTATGGATCAATTGAGAGGTCATTAATGAATCCACTACAATTATATAAAGGCCTTCGTGCTCTAAGGATAGGAAATAAGGCAGGAAAAAATGTAAGGATTCCTGATAAACAAACTAAAGCGATAGCACAGGCTAAAGCTTTTAAGAAGAAACTAGAGAAGGCATTAGGTATTACTAGACGTAAAGAAGCTAAAGAGGCTGCTGCTACGTTTAAAAAGAGTAATAGAGGTGGTAAGAATACAGGAAAGATTGGCAAGAGAATGAAATAGCCTATGATGTGGGTCGAGTTGACGGATGGTAGGATACTAATCTACCTGCCTGATCCCTGGAATTTACCAATTAACTGGCTAATAATATAGGAGAGTCTATGTTTGGACTACCATTAGAAGTAATTACGATGCTTATAAGTACTATTGGGGGTGCTTATATTAGGATGAAATCAGATTCCCAAGCAGATATTGCAGCTGAGAGACAGGCACACGCTGGTGCTCTCAACATAGCAAGGGCGTATCAGAACCCTAATGCCTCTTGGATGCGTAGAGTTATTACAATAGCGTTCCTAGGTATGGCGTACATCATACTTTTAGCACCGCTATTGGACATGCCTACGGTAGTACCTGTAGAAGTTACGGAAGGATTTAAGTTTCTATTCTTTGACTTCACTACAACAGTTACTGAGTATGTAACTCTAGAGGGTATGGTTACACCTGATTATTTACCCCATTCTATAATGGCAATTGTTGGTTTCTATTTCGGAAACTCTATGGCTAAGAGATAAACCCTAGGAGGGGTATTTATGACTGAACAAGAGATCAAAAATTTAGTAACAGACTTCAGTGAATATGTAGATTATGTATGGGGATGTATCGGACTACCTGGTGCTACTCCCATTCAAAAGGATATCTGTAATATACTACAGGATGGTAATAGGAGATTGTTGATTGAAGCGTTTCGTGGTGTGGGTAAAACCTACCTCACTGGCGCATACGCAACATGGAGACTACTACGTAATCCTAATGAGAAGGTGTTGATTGTATCCGCATCTGGACCACACGCTACCGCTATCTCTACATTCATCCATAAACTACTATCTGATGTCCCTATATTGGGGCATCTACAACCTAGAGGCGATCAAAGAAACTCTGTAATGGCCTTTGATGTAGATGGATGTCTAGCTACTGTACAACCCTCAGTGAAATGTCTAGGTATTAACAGTCAGTTACAAGGTAACCGTGCCTCCCTACTCATCGCAGACGATGTAGAAACCTCTATAAACAGTGCCACAGAAATCATGAGGGGTAAGATTCTACAACAGATTAATGAGTTCGACTCCATCCTCCAAACAAACACTGATGCATCCATAGTAGCCCTGGGAACACCCCAAACAGGTAACTCAGTGTACAACAGGTTCATTGATAAGGGTTTCTTAGTACGTATATGGCCCTCTAGGATACCTGAGAAGCCTGAAGTCTACGAAGGAAGGCTAGCCCCTTACATTGAGAATATGATCGCCTTAGGAGAAGCCTCAGGCTCTGTTACAGATACTAGGTTCACTAATGAGGATTTACTTGAACGTGAGGGGTCTGTAGGAAAGTCCTACTATAAGCTACAGTATCAATTAGATACCACGCTCTCTGACGCTGATAGATATCCGTTGAAGCAGGAAGACTTGGTGGTTATGGATATACCAAGGGATAAAGGGCCTATTAGTCTATCTTACTCAAGTGGGCGGGACACCGTTCTTGATATACCTAACATTGGGTTCACTGGGGATGCTATGCATGGTCCTCAGTATATTGATAAGGAGTTTTCAGAATACAGCTACTCTATTATGAGTATTGACCCTTCAGGTAGGGGTGCGGATGAGATGGGCTACTCAGTAGTTAAGTATCTGCATGGTAGAGTGTATGTGATGGCTTGCGGTGGTATGCAGGGTGGGTATCAGATGGAGAACCTGGTGAAACTAGCTACTATCGCGAAGGATTATGATATTAATAATTTATATATTGAGAGTAACTTCGGTGATGGTATGTTTGACCAGTTACTACGCCCAGTACTTAAGAAGATACATCCAGTTAGTATTGAGGAAGTGAGAAGTAGTAAGCAGAAGGAGTTACGCATAATTGATACTATGGAGCCCCTACTTAATCAGCACAAGTTAGTGTTTGATGCGGGTATGGTTCGTAAGGATATCAAGGAGTCGCTTACTGATCCTCAGAAGTTACCGTACGGGTTGATGTATCAGATGACACACATTACTAGGACGAGGGGTTGCCTAGGGCATGATGATAGGTTGGATGCGTTAGCGATTGCGTTAGCAGCGATAGTGGAGACTGTGGGTATTGATGAGGATGAAGCTGTTGCTGAGTGGAAAGAGTTACAACTCATGGATGAGCTTAACCAGTTCATCGGGGACATAATTGATCCTAAGTGGACGAACAGTACCTTAAGATTCCCTTGAGTCCCAGGAGTACTTTAGGGTCTTGAGGTTCAATAAAAGTTATCCACAGGTTAAGTCCTTGATATTCCTACAAAAAGTGCTGTTTAGTGTTTAGGAGTACGCCCTTAGAAGTTGACCCTGAGCCCCCCCCGTGAAACCCCTATAAGAACCTTATACAGACCTAGAGCTCCCTCAAGGCTAGTTTTATATGACCGTGAGGAGCCTCAAGGCTAGTTTTCGATGGAGAGAGGAAGCTACCACAGCAAA